TATGACAGCCTGATCACCTACAACGACCCGAGTTATAAGGGCACCGTGACCAGCGATTACAAGGCCATTGTGCTCATTGGCCGCAAAGGACGGTTTTACGACATCATTGATTGCTTTGTTCGACAGTGCAGCACCGGCGAAATGGTGCGCGGCCATTACAACATAGCCGAACAAGTGCCCGAAAAAACCAACTGTCGCCATTATATGGAGGCCAATTTTATCCAGGACTTAATGCTCGAGGAGTACTGGCGCGAAGGCGAGCGGCGTGGAACCGTGCTAAGGATAAGAGGCGATCACCGCAAAAAACCGGATAAGGAAGCCAGGATTGAGAATTTAAGCCCATTCACCGAGCAGGCTTTTATCCGGTTCAACAAAGCACTCAAGCACAGCAACGATATGCAGCAATTGCGCGAACAGTTTACAGGCTTCCCCGATGCCGCCCACGACGACGGGCCCGATGCTGTTGAAGGGGCAATTTATTTGCTCAACAAACGGGCAAGCGGCAAGGACAGCCGCCGGGGTGGTAGCAGTGGAAAAAGTATGCACAGTGGCAAATCAACCAACACCAGGAGAAGGAGCTCCATGTAAAAATTATGGCAACATTTATTGATAAAACAAAAGATTTTAAAGGCTTTTTGAGCAACCGGATTCTCGCTACACTGAACAACGAATATGACAGCGAGCTGAACAATGCCGAAAAGCTGGCCATTGGCATGGTAACAGATGCCTGCGCCTCGAAATACGACATCGAGGGCGAACTGGCCAAAACAGGCACTAGCCGCAACGCAACGCTTATCCGCTGGATGGCCGTGCTAACAAGCTACCTGATGATGGGCAGCATTGCCGATGCCGACATACCCGAGCGCGTTGTTAAAAACTACGACGATGTGGTTGCCGAGCTGAAGGCAGTTAATGCCGGCAAAATGAGCGTGCAGCTCGACCGCCGGGTTGAGAATGGCGAAAAGGTAACCCGGTTTAATTATGGCAGCGAAACCCGCCGCACTCACAACGCATTTTAAACGCAATTTAATTTCAATTAAATGAAGGAAAAAACATCATTTTTCGAGCGGTTGAAAAACCGCATTGCACCACCGGAAAAAGCCCCACGCCGCAAAAAACAGCCCGCGGCAATGGAGCCCGACAACACCCTCCGGATTGGGTTAACAATCGACAACCTGAAGGCGGCAGTTGATGCAGCCGAAGACGTTTACAACCCCACCCGCAACGACCTTTATTTGCTCTACAAGCAAGCACGCAAAGATGGGCATGTCCAGAGCCAGTTCAGGATTGCTGTCAACAAGGTTGCATCACTGCCTTTCAGGGTTTACCAGGGCGACAGCGAAACCGAAGATCTTAAATACATTTTTAAGCGTCCCTGGTTTGATGCTTACCTCACGCTGATGGTTGAATGTGAGTTGATGGGCTACACCCTGCTTGATTTCAGCGAAATAAGGGATGGTGAGTTTGTTTCAGTGAAAGCATTCCCACGCCGTTATGTTATCCCCAACCGCCGCGAAATGATCACTCACCCGGCCATGCTCAGGGGGGTTTCATATGAGGGTTTGCTGGATGATCTGTACATGATAGAGGCGGGCGATGTTGACGACCTTGGCACCATGCAGTTGGTTACACTCGAAACCATTTACAAAAACTTTGCCCGTGCCGACTGGAGCGATTTTAACGAGCGATTTGGCAAGCCGATTGTGGACATGGCCACCGACACCAGCGATGAGGAAGAGACCCGCAAGAAATCGTCAATGGCGGCCAACTTTGGCAGCAACCTGTGGATAGTTCGCGACTTTGACGACGAAGTGAACATTCTGGAGGCAAAGAACGTGGGAGGCAATGCAGCCAACTTTGAAAAGGCTATCAAGCTGGCCGATGAATACATCAGCAAGATCGTGAACGGGCAGGCCGGAACCAGCGACGAAAAAAGCTTTGTGGGCAGTGCCGAAGTTGGCGAACGCATCCTGAACGATTTTACCAAACAGCGGGTTCGGGCAATAAGCAACCACATCAATTATGTGCTTATCCCCTTCATGGTGCGCAAGGGCTATCCGCTTCAGGATTGCACCTTCGAGTTTGTGATCGAAGAAGTGAAACCCGAAGAAGCCAAACAACAGCAGGCCGAGCCGGTTAACCGCCTGGTGAGCCAAAAAAAAAACTACCCTAATTTAAGTCTGCACCCAAAGCACTACCCGGTTGCAGCTTTCAAACTGGAAGATTGGCTGCTGCGTTATTTCCAAGGCACAACGGTGGGCATCGACGCCAGCATGTGGGAGCTAACATTCCGCAGACTGCTGCGTGCCTTAGAAGACGTTAAAATTGATTTTGGCGCAACCTATCAATATGCCGACCTGGCAAGGTTGCTTCGTGAAGATGCCGCCGTGTATGCTGCCTTCAAAAACCACGACGAGCAAAAAGCCTTGGCAAAGTTGCTGGTTGATGCCGACGGCAAGCCGGTTGACTGGAACACCTTTAAAAAAGCCGCCAAGCCACTTACCGAACAATACAACCGTGAGTGGTTGCAAACCGAGTACAGCCAGGCGCAGGCATCGGCACAAATGGCCGTAAAGTGGGAAGGGTTTCAGGAGGCAAAAGACCTTTACCCTAACCTGCGCTACGACGCCGTGATGGACGATTTTACGCGCGACGAACACGAAGCACTGGACGGTACTATCCTGCCCATTGACGACCCATTCTGGGACAGGAACTACCCGCCCAACGGCTGGGGCTGCCGCTGCTCGGTGTCGCAAACCGACAAACCAGCAACGCAAAAACCAACTTTTAAGGCCGATGGCGGTTTCAGTTTTAACCCCGGCAAAGACCGCCGTTTGTTTGCACCCGATGCCGGTTATCGGGCAAATGTGGACGAAAACACCTCAGAGGCAATCACAGCTCAGGGGCAAAGCCTGCTCGACGAATACCTGCGCAGCAATGGATGATAACCTTGCATTAGGCCGCCGCCTGGAAGCTATCGAGCGCGAATTCCCGATACTGGTTGCCAAGATACCGCAGGTGATCAGGGTTGAAGGCTTGCAGTTTATTGCCGATAACTTCAGGAACCAGGGTTTTGAAAAATCGCCTGGCAATGTCGACAAGTGGAAGAAAAAGGCCAAGGCGGACAGCAAGAAACCTGTTTTGATTGGCGAAAAGCGCGGCGGAGCATTGCGCCGAAGCTGGCAGGGGCAGGCAACCACCAGCCAGGCAATCTTTTCATCGAACAAACCTTATGCGGGCGTGCACAACGAAGGTTTGAAAGCCGGAAGGCCTCCGGGTTTCACAATGCCCGTCAGGCAGATGATTGGCCCATCTGCCGAACTCAATGCACGCATCGAGGCCAAATTAGACAAGCTTATGGATTCACTAATACTTTAAACTTTATGAAAAAATTTGAAGGGCTTAGCCCATTGTACAAAGCCTTGAAAAAAGGCCTTAGCGAGCGCGATGGTGTTGATGCCGTTGAGTGGTTTCACGGTTACGAAAACATCGTGATCAAGGAGCAAGGCATTTTTATTGAATTCCCTGAAGGCATTGATTTTGTCCCTATCAGCAAATCGCTCAGGCGTGCGCCGGTGAAACTTCGGCTGCACACCTACACCAAGGTTGTGCAGGATGTGGATGGCTACATTGCACAGCCAATTGCCGAGGCACACGATGCTTATGCCGTGGCCATCAAAAACTACCTTGACAACAAGGTGCTTGTTGAAGCCGATGGCGATTTCTTTGTGGGTGATTTTGACGACCCCGACTTTTTTACCCAGCTTCCCAACCCCGAAACGCTGACCAAACACCTGCACTTTAGCGGTTGGAAACACTTCCATTCCTACCAGGGCATGATGATAACCTGGGTTGATTTTACGACCTTTATGGATGCCTGATAAAGGCCACCACCATAAAACGAAAAACCCGCCGGAAAGCGGGTTTTTTTGTTACTAACAAAAGAAACGCTAACTTTTACTAAACAACATTGAAACGTTGTTTAGCAGTAAGTTATAGCCAATTAAAGTTTAAGCACCTTCTTTATTTGCGAATAGCTAAATGTGCTACTTTTAAATTGGTTTTTATCCGCAGGATTATACTTTCCTATTTTATGACAATCTCGCTGAACGTGATATAAACAATCACCAGTAGCATACAAACTACCATCTTTTTTTATACTGTAAACTAATCCATCATTTACCGTATATAGGTCTTTTCTTGCTACATAATCCCTACCACAATATCGCAAAGATATTTCGGCAAATAAACCACCTTCAAGCTCACCTGTTTCCCTTAATTTATCTGATAATTCCTTTTCTATTAAGTCCATGTCGTTAAAATTAACTGGCTATAACATGCAATATAAAACAGTTGCCATAAAACTGTATCTATATTTTGAAACGTAACTATAAGGCAACCGTTTCATATTGCCGACCGTTAGCTTTTATTTACATAGCACCTGCAATTAAAGTGCCTTGGGCTGTTGTTATAGTAATCAAGTATATAGTTTTTACCTCTCCATTTTTTGTAAACAATTGTAATACATTCAATCTCATTTACAAAAAACAGCTTCTTTTTAAACTTTAACACTATTTTTTCAATCAAAGTTAGCTTAGTAACTTTTTTTTGAAAATTGTCAGGAGTGAGTGCTTTTGTGCTCATTTGCTAATACCCATCAATTTCCATCAAATCAACCATTTTCCAGTTGGCATCGTTTATTTGCAGCTTTACTTGATAGTACTGGCGTATCATTGCCCCAAATGAGTTTTGTGCGTCAACATACAGCTGCACATAGTAAAGGTCTTCTTCCTGATCATACCAATAATTGCTCTCACTATAACCGCTAAAACTGGCCGCTTTTGGGCTTTTTAATCCTTTTAATATTGCGGCCTTTGCCAGTTCGAAGGCATAACCCGCCGCATCTTTCTTTTCAGCAAGAATTAAACGCTTGGTGTGTTCCTCCTGTGAGGCTAATAGCTTATCAGCTTTCACTACCAGGGTGCTGTCACTAATTTTGCCGCGAAGATCTGCGAGGGCTGTAAAGTGCGCATCCAAATCGGCTACTTTCTTAGTTTCGGCAATGCTTTCAGCGATTGTTTTCAACTCTCTTTCGTGTTTCGATGTGTCATCTTCAAAAATTATTGAAAGAATAAGCGACCCAAAGAAGATAAAAACAATAGCTAAAATTACAATGATTTTTGTTTCAACTTTTTTCATGTTCGTGTGATTTTAAATTGATTACTTAAAAGGGTTTATTTGCTTTGCCCGGTCGTTGGCCTGGGCAATTATTTTGTCGAGCTCCTGATCGGCAATCACCCGGCGCAGCTCGCGCTTGGCCGGTGTGTTCAGGTAGTTGCTCAAAGTGCGGCGTGTAATTCGGTAGCCGGGTTCAATAACGCGTTCAAAAATTGTTTTGGCGGCAATTCCACGGCCCTGAAAAAACAAGTAAACTGTTTGAACTTCCACAATAGTTTTCAGTAAATTGTTATTGTTATAGGCCATAAAATTACATTTTTTGCTTTAATATGTCGGTTAAAAAACAAGCAATTGATTTTATGCTTTGGGCGGTAACACTCATGTTGCTAAAGGTGATGTTGTCGGCTTTGGTGATGATGCCTTGCAAACCTTCGATGAGTATGGCGGTGTCGGACTCCGGGTTTTGAGTTCCGGGTTCAGGGTTGCGGGTTACTGGTTGCGAGTTACTGGTTCCTAGTTCCTGGTTGTAGGCGATATATTTGCCGGTTCTTGGTTGCATGTTGTATAGAGGTGTGTCTTCGCTCATATCTGCCGGTCTATTTGGTTTGTGATTTCGCTTAACAAGGTTTCGGCATAAGCGTTTGAGCTCATAAATGGCACATTGTCGCACACAGCGAGCAGGGCATTAGCCTGGTGCATGTGCAACTTCAGGGTGGTTTTGGGCACTTGCACGAACGACCGGCTGCGCAACTTTTCGGCAAGCTCCAGCAGGTCTTGGGCAATAGTTTGGTTGTAAATATCGAGGGTGTGAGCGGCCTCGAATGATGCCACATAAAAGGTGATCATCTGGCGCAGCTCGTTCACTTCCTCGCGTGATTTCAGTTTGATCTTAATGCGCTTGTGAAGCAGCATCACAAGGCCGCTGGCTTTGCCAATGTCTTGCATCCCGGTTATTGCGATAGTTTCAGTCATACTTGCGGAAGTTTAACATGATTATTAAAACCATAATTAATATTATGGCCAGCGAGCCCCAGATGGGGGTGGCTACAATCCACCAACTGCAATCAATAACGCCCGCAGCTTTAAGCAGGGCAAGCACCAGGGTAATTGTTACCAGGAGCCGGGCTGTTTTTCGAATTTGAGTTATGTCTTTTTGCATTTAATTAGATATTTATTTGTTAAGCAACCCAAAGAGAATACCCATCACCCCATCCAAACCCTTTTCTATCTGCCCAAAATTTATGCGCCCAGCAAGAACAACCGTCCTCTAAAATAATTTTGTTACCTTGCATAGTCATCCATTCGTCTTTTGAAAAGTATTGATGTGTTACTTTTTTTCCCTCTTGCATTGCTTGTATTGCCTCTTCTTTTGTCATTTTTATTCAGAATTTACGTTGATTAATTATCAATTGTCAATTCAAAAACAGTATTACAACCGCAACCAACAGCCCCACATAAGCCGCCAAATGCATCCAGAGCGGTATGTTTTTATCAATCCAGGCTGTTTTGCCGACGTAGAAAAATGGCACTTTCAGGTATAAGTTAATGATGCCGTTGTAAACAGGCCAGGCGAGCAGCAGCCCAAGCAAGGCCCATGCGGGTGGGGCAACCAAAAGCACCACAAACCACATTGCACCCCGGATGAAAAAGCCTGTCCGGTGCCAGCGTTTTGCCCATAGTTCTTTGCTAAGCCGTCCGGCACGTTCCCACATGATAAACTGGCCGTTGTAAATTGCCATCAGCACGGTACCAAACAGCATGATGGTGGCTACTATCAGCCACAAATTTTCGTTGATAAATGTTTCAATTCTCATGACTTTGATTTTTTGGTTTTGGTTTCGATAAATAGTATTTCGTTTTAGTGCCACAGCACTTTTTTGCCTTCAGGCCACTGCCGCAGCGGCACTTTTCGTTGCGCCCTGTTTTGTCGGCTATAAATGGTTTGCCCTCATTCATGATCAGGGTAACTTTGCGCTTTTTCTCGGTTTTTTCCATCGTTTAAATAGTGTTTAATCGTTGTTTTCAATGTAATATTCAGCCACCCGCTTAGTGCCCTGCACCTGCACCATGCGCATTTGCACCGCATGGCCCATCCGGCGCAGGTCGTAAATGCGTGCCGATGCCCGCAGGCTTCCAAACTCGCGCAAAATGTGCAACGGAGTTAGGCTGCGGCCACGTTGCAGGGCTGCCAGGATAGCTTTGTTTTGGCTAACCTTATCGTTTTCAGTAAAAAGGCTTAATTGTTCCATAGTTCAGCGTTTAAATAGGTTTCTGCATACTTTTTCTCGGTTCCTTGTCTGATATTCATGAAATACTTCGTAATGAAGCTGTAGGCTTTCACCTGGTCGGTTTTGGTCATTTTTTGCCAAACACGGGCAGCCTTTTTTTTGCTCGAGCGCACCTTTTCGTCGTAACGGTTCCAGAACATTTCAAAGGTTACTTCTTGTTTCACCTCGGTAAAGGTGGCATTTGGCGACAGCTCCAGAAATTGCTTAATGTCGACCAAATCGCGGGGCAGTTTCCTAAGCAAAAACACCTGCTGGGCTTCGTTCAGGGTGGCCTTGCTTTGGTCAAAGCTCATGAGCAGGTCATGCTCGTTGAAAACAAAGAGCACTTCGCCCTCGAACGCGGTTGATGTAAGGCTGTAGGTTTTCATGGTAGCACGGTTTTTAACATGGCTTCAAACTGGCTCACAAGTTTCGGTAGCTCGTCCAATGTGTAACTGCTCATTGGTTTATGCTGGTAACTGTAATTTTTCATCCAGTCCTCCAGGCGTGTCATGTCCACCACCGTGCGTTTTGTGGTCGTGTTGTAGGTTGTCCAGCCTAGGGTATAACACATGCTAATGATGCGCCGCCTCATTTTGTTGGCAGCCTCGCGATCTGGTGCCACCTGAACCGGTGCGTGCTGCATTTCGTCGAGTCTCAGCTCAGTGCAGTGTTCGGTGCGGCCGTCGCTTGCCTGGCTCACCAGCAGGGGTTTCATTTCCATGATGCCACGTTTTGCCAGTGCGGCATGAAAATAACGTATCTGGTGCTTTGTTGCACGGTCGTATTCGTTAACTGGCATAGCGGTTGGGGCGTTTATAACGTAACACAATATCAGTGTCCACGCCGGCCTGTTGG